ACTGTTGTATGGTGGTGCGCGAGGCGGTGGAAAATCTTCGTACCTGCTAGGCGACTACCTACAGGACATCGAACAGGGGCCGGGATGGGCGGGAATACTTTTCAGACGCAGCTATCCCGAACTGGAGGAACTGGTCAAGCAAGCCAAGGAGATGTATGTCCCCTTAGGCGCGACTTGGAAGATCAGTGATCGGACGTTTACGTTCCCTACGGGAGCTACTTTAAAGCTACGCCACATAGACGCCGAGGCTGACGCTGACCTATACCAAGGTCACGAATACGCGTGGATTGGGTTTGATGAATTGGGTAATTGGCCCAACCTGAACAGCTACAAGAAGATTAAAGCATGCTTGCGGAGTACTGACCCGAAGGTCAAGTTCCTGCGAATACGCGCTACTGCCAATCCGGGTGGGCCGGGGCATCACGCCGTAAAGAGTTACTTTATAGACCACTACCCTGCGGGGTTTCAGCTATTGACGACACCCGAAGGTAATACAAGGATGTTCATACCTGCAAAGGTGACGGACAACAAGATACTGCTACAGAATGATCCCGGCTATATCGCTCGACTACGCGAGGTCGGTTCCCCGGAGTTGGTCAAGGCATGGCTGGAGGGTGATTGGAATGTCATCACTGGCGCGTATTTCCCCGAGTTCTCTACGGCAGAACACGTCATTGACCCCTTCGACATACCGGCCCACTGGATGCACTTCATGTCTGGTGACTGGGGTAGTGCCTCACCCTTCTCATTTCATTGGCACGCCGTCAGTGATGGTACGGTATCTATACCTGATACAAGAACTAATCCCCTATCATTTGATGGGAAATATAAATACCCCCGTCAGATACCCAAGGGAGCGATTGTTACATATCGCGAGTGGTACGGTGCTGTGCATGGCATGGTCAATACTGGACTTAGATGGCCCGCTTCGCGTGTCGCGCAAGGTATCATAGCTAGGACGCCTACAGATGAAAAAATTACGTATCGGGTCATGGACCCTAGTGCTTTCAAGCAGGATGGCGGACCGAGCCATGCTGAAGTCATGGCTAGAGCGGGGGTCTTTTTCCGCCCCGCTGACAATACACGCCTCGCCGGTTGGGGTGCTATACGGGAGCGGCTTACGGGCATTGATGCCGACCCGGACGTTAATCAAGGCGTGGGTATTCCGATGTGGTATTGCTTTAATACATGCCCGCACCTTATAAGGACACTCCCTGCGCTACAGCATGACCTGAAAGACCCCGAGGATTGCGATACAGATGCGGAGGATCACGCACCGGATGATTTAAGGTATGGCTGCATGTCGAGGCCGTGGACTAGGCCGAAACCGGCACCGCTTCCGGTTACACAAAAGACGATACGGGAGGTGACTTTAACGGACCTGTTCAACGACCGGAAAAACACCCTTGAAATCAATCAGTACGGAGCGTAATACAGGCTCGCCAAACCGTCGCTAGGGGGCCGCATGGCTACTGCGCCGAAATCCGAATATCCCTCTGAGAAAAAGGGCAAATCCGCAACGGCGGATGAGGGTCGGCGTGAGTTTTGGTCGGAGCAGATTTCCAAGGCTCAGAAGCGTTGGGAACCCTTTCAGACGGACGGCGATGCGGTGCTTGATCGCTTCATGCTGGAGAGTAGCCGAGGCGCTGACAAGTACAATATCCTGTATTCGTCAACTGAGACAATCAAGCCTAGTTTGTACGGGCAGACACCGAAGGTGGCCGTTAAGACCCGTAATCAGGATACAGAAGATACTTTAAAGATCGCCGCAGCTATGCTGCTAGAGCAGATTGGTCAGTATGCAGTGGACATGCTGGACTTTGACTACGTGCTTCAAAATGCTGTGTCGGATTACGTGCTGCCGGGACTTGGCACTGTATGGGTCCGGTATGATCCCAAGTTTACCCCTGCGTATGACAACGACAACAAACCGAAGCTTAACGCAGAGGGTAAACCCGAGGAATACCTGACTTTCGAGGGTCTTGCCCTTGATTACGTACACTTTAAAGACATTCTGTATGGGCCGGGACGGTTCTGGCATGAGATACCGTGGGTAGCTCGCCGGGTGTTCTATACCAAGAAGCAAGCGAGAGAACGCTTTGGTAAGGAGAAAGCTAATCAGCTATCCTACACCTATAATGCCCAAGATCGCAAAGATCGCAAAGACGAGGCCCCAAAGCGGCAGGCGATTATATACGAGATTTGGGATAAGGAAGGTATGGAAGTTGTCTTCTTTTCGGAAGACTATCCTGACGATTTACTGGAGACGAAACCAGACCCCTTGCGTCTTACTGAGTTTTTCCCATGCCCGCGTCCAATGCGCGCTGTGTGGTCAACGCGCACCTTTGTGCCTAAAGCCCTGTACAGTCAGTACAAGGCACAAGCAGCAGAGCTTGACCGACTTACGGAGCGTATTAGATATCTTACGGAAGCCTTAAAGGTTCGCGGCCTGTATGATGGCTCGCAGGAGAACCTAGCTAACGTCCTCGACGGCCCCGGCAACAAGATGATCCCGGTACAGGACTGGTCATCGCTGATGGGTAACGGTGGGATAGTAGGTAGCGTTCAATGGGTGCCTTTAAAGGATGTCGTGCAATGTCTTACCGAGCTATTCAAGCAACGTGAGATATGCAAGAACGAGATATACGAGATAACTGGTTTTTCGGACATTGTACGTGGGATCAGCAAGGCCTCCGAGACATTAGGCGCTCAACAGATTAAGGCGGATTGGGCTACGGGACGCCTTAAGGACATGCAGCGCGAGGTACAGAGGTTCATTCGGGATATCATCCGTATCTTTGTAGAGATAGCGGCAGAGCATTTCAATGAGAAGTCTCTCTTACTGTATTCTGGCCTCAGTATCCCCGAACCGACCCCGCAGGAGATACAGGCTAAACAGCAGTACCCGCAGATGGTACAGCAGGCTCAAATGCAGGGTCAGCCGCCTCCCCCGCCACCGCCGCCTACACAGGGCGAAATCGTACGGAAAATGTTCGATGCAGTGGTGAAGATAGTACGTGCTGATAAGTTGCGCTGTGCCGCCGTAGGTATAGAGACAGACAGTACGATACTGCCCGATGAGCAGAAGGAACGTCAGGATCGTATGGCCTTCCTGTCGAGCATGGGTGCGTTCCTTCAACAGTCAGCACCGCTCGCTTTACAGTACCCCGATATGCGGGGCCTCTTAGGCGGGATCATGATGTTTACACTCCGTACGTTCAGCGCCAGTAGGCCGCTGGAGAAGGAGTTTGAGGAATTTCAGAAGAAGCTGGCACAGCAGCCTCCGATGCCGCCGCCCGGTACTGAGGACAAGCAGGGCAAGGCAGAAGCTTTAAAGGCACAGCAGCAACAGGCTCAGATGAAGACTGAGGCCGACAAGCAAACGGCTGCACAGTCTGACGCTACTAAACGTTATGAGATAGATCAGCGTACCAACGTCGATAAGATGAAGGCGGCGCAGGATCACGAATACAGAATGGCTCAACTACAGATTGAGCGTGACAAAGTACAGCTTGAAAAGACCAAGCTTGGTCTACAGACAATGGCCGAAGAACGCGATGTGGATACTGCCCGTGCTGACAAGGCTTCGGAGCAAGCGGACGCCATGCGGGAACAGATGCAGGCGGCGGCTGACAAGGATGCGGACAGGGCCGATGCAGACATAGACAGGGGCTTGACGGAGACTTTAGAGAACCGTAAGCTGGACCTTCAAGAGGATGCTCAGGCACAGGCCGCAGAACAGGCCGCACAGGAGCCTACAGGTGAATGACCTTTACGAGTTTGATAGCGAGTATGTAGGCCGTAAGGTCTATGTATCTGTACGCGGTCACTCGCGGTCTGTACCGAAATACAAGACCTATAAAGGTTGCGATGGTTACAATTACATACTGCCTGAATTTGGCGGGAGTTGGGACGGTCTAGGGCAGCAGTCCGCATTTATCATGCCCGATAAACAGCCGTACCTGTCACCGCTAGATGGCAGTTATGTCACTAGCCGCTCTGTACACAGAGAGCACATGCGGAAACATGGTGTAGTAGAAGCTGGTGACATACCATTAGGGGCCATGCACCGGCCCGAGGTACGTGAGAGTAACCCTGTATCGGGTCGCGATATTGTGGATGCGATACAGAGTTTAGGAGGCCATTAAAGTATGCCCGGTGTAGATGACATTGATATCACTACCGACCTGCATTCGCGGGGTGATGGCGTACCTGCGGATCATGGTGCAGTTGATGTAAACCGTGGTGTAGTAGAGCAGCCTACTGTTCTTCCGGAAGGGGAGAAAGAGGCTCCTGCGCCGTCGCTACGTGACACTCTCACGGATGCCTTTAAAGGTACTGAGGCTCCCAAAGCAGATGGCCCCCCGCCTTCTGCGCCAGTGGTCCCTGACCCCAACGCCCCCCAGTTAGTAAAGGTTGGGGACCGCTGGCACCGCAAGGATGGTAGCTTCGCTAGTAATGAAGACATAGCAGCCTTTAATGCTGCTCAAACTGGACAGCCCGCTCCACCTGTAATACCGCCTTGGGCGGCTGGTCTTACAGAATTGGAGAAACAACAGTTCACTGCCCTCCCGGCGGAAACTCGACAATGGATCGAGCGTACAATGGATGGTGTGATGCAACGTACCGCTCAGTTCGGTGAGTATGACACGATAGAGCAAGTCATTGGACCCCGGCGACAAGCATGGGCAGATAATGGCATGCCGCCAGCAGTTGCTTTACAGCAACTCTTTGCCTTGTCAGACTTCGCTGGTCGTGATCCCGGTCAGTTTACGCTATGGTTTGCGGACCAGCACAAAATTGACCTCGACGCGATACTGGACGAGCGGGACGCAGCGGCGCAGGGTAAGCCACAGTCTGACCCTGCGTTCATTGGTTTGCAACAGGAGATAGCACAACTACGCAACACTATTCATGGATTTACGACGAATACTTCGCAGCAGCAACAGGCAGCGAATATGCGTTTGGTACAAGAGTTTACCGATGAGAAAGACGCGCAGGGTAACCCGCTACGTCCGTATTTCGGTGAAGTAGCAAGCGAGATAGCGCAGCATGTTACACTGATCCGTCAGCAGCAGCCGTATTTACCGGAGCGTGACGTTCTGCAAGCCGCATATGATTTTGCTACGTTTAACAATCCCACTATACGGGATCGTATTCAGCAAGAGACTTTAAAGGCTACACAGAACTCCGCTGTAGCGGAAGCGCAACGGGCGAGGAATGTCGCCGTCTCTATTAATGGTGGTCCGGCAGCGGATGCGGGCGCGCAGCCTACTAACGCAAATCGAACCCTCCGTGAAGAACTCATACACGCATATAACCAAAGCGTGGCGCAATAGGAAGGTACGGTTATGGCATCGCCCAATCTGAGCGAGATTGTCACTACTACGCTCGAAAAGCGTAGCAAAAAGCTCGCGGACAATGTGACGAAGAATAACGCCTTGCTCTCCCGGCTGGAGAGTAAAGGCAACGTCAAGCCTGCCGATGGCGGTAGCGTCATCTTGCAGGAACTCGAATACGGGGAGAACGGCACGTTCACTTGGTACTCGGGTTACGATACGCTGAACATCGCCCCCAGTGATGTTGTCAGCGCCGCGTCCTTTGACTG